TTTTACACTTAGCCTTTTCATAATGTGAGAAAGTTTACAAATTTATTCTGCGTTTGCTCGTAACTGTTTGATTAGATTGTTAACTTCGCCAGCAAAATCAATTTTAATTTCTTGCTTAATTTCTGCTTTGAGTTCCCTTGTATCTTTGTAATCTTGGGGGAATTGTCCTCTTAGTGCAATCTCTGCCAAACGGCTATTGTAAGCACGATTGTTAACATTGGCAAGCATTTCACGCTCCCAGTATGCTTGTGCGTGTACTAACGCCATATCAAGCGCATCAGCAAACTCTGGGTACTTCTTTTGCCATGTCTTAGCTACATCTTTTGTAATACCCATTTCCGCCCAAATCATTTTTTGGGATGCACCTTGTTGGCCTAGTTCGATCATACGATCGCACATTTCAGGCTTAAAGACATATTTACGAGTTGCCACACTTCCACCTTTTTAGACTTGCTGCCTTGCGTGTCGGCTTGCCGTTTTCATCTTTCATAGGTCCTGGCATGCCAGACATGCGAGCACAAAATGATTTCTTACGAGGCCCACCTTCGGGTTGTGGTGCTTTGAGGTTTGAACCAGTTGCTGCGTTGTACTTGGCACGACCCTTGGCAGTCAGTCCAGCACCTTGAGAGGCTGGTAACTTCTCACCACGACCAATTGCCAGCGATGGTCCTTTTTTCTTAGTTGCCATTATTTTTTCTTTGGGGGCTTAGCTGTTTTAGCAGATTGCACAAATGCGTCTTTTGTTGGAGCACCTTTGGCGCCCGGCTTGCGCATCTTCTCACCAGAGCCAGCTTTGATGCGTTCTTGTTTAGCGTGAATGTTTGCGTACAAACCGGGTTTAGTTGCCATATTAGAATCCTGTAATTTTCTTTGCTGCTTTGGTTAACTCTTTTTCTGCGCTGTCACTAACAAATTTGTTAATTTGAATAGCCGCATCAATAACTTCTTCCATTGTGGGGAATTTTGGGGCTGTTTCAGCAAGTTGTTTAGCTGTCTTGTCCATTAGATCCCACGCAGCCATGCTGGCTTTGTAGTTATTCTCTAATAGTTCTTTAGCTTGGGTAAATGTTGCAAAACGTAATTCAAATGGGTTCATATAAAACTCCTGTGTGTATGTGTGTATAGAATGGGGTTTCCAAGCGTCTCACGACGAGTTGTACTACCCTATATCTACTTATGCAAAAAACGCTTGATTTTCGCCCAAAAACTCAGTTTTTTAGCTTTTTCTTGTTCAATGTGCTGTTTTAGTAGCGCAATTACCCCAATTTCTACCAGTTTGCTAGTAGTAAATGCGTTTAAATCTAAGTTATAGGTGGCTGAACCGTCATCATGATCCATAGCATGTGTCATAGTAAACTGAATGTCATCACTGTTTTTCAAATACGGTTGTGCTTTTTTCTTTCTTGGCATTATTTTCCTTTTAAACCATCACGCAGTTCATGGCTGTGTAGTTTTTTGCCAGGGTGTTTGACTTCACCAATTGCTTTAGCTACCTTGGCTGCTCGCTCTCTAGCAGCAAAGGTGCCGTCAGATAAAACAAAACCATGCTCGCCCTTCTTGCCAGTCTTTTTAACAATGTCATCGTGGCTGTATTTGGCGTTCGGTGCCTTGGAAATGGTGCCGTCTGCGTGTTTGATTGCGGGTACTACTACTTTAAGTTTGCCCATGGATTGCCTTTCTTAATGCCTCTGTGCTAGATTGAATTGGAAAAATGTTTTGCAATTTGGCAGTTGACATATTGCAGTTGGATCTTGGTGCTATTACGGCTGCTTCAAACTCATCATGTGTAAACCATTTTTTTTGTAAGCCCAGCATATCGGCAACTTGGCGAGTTGTTACAGTGCCTGGGTTGCATACATTGTAAATGCCAGCGGTTGGTTTGTTACGCGCAAAATGAACTGCTACTTTTGCCACGTCATCAATGTAGCTAATGCTATTTTCAAAATCAACTAACTTCTCATAAGTCTGTAACTTGGTAAGATAATTTTTTGGGTTTGTTTCATTACCAAACGGTAGACGAATGCGCAACAAATAAGACTTATTAGTGTATTTCATAAGCTGTTGGAATAGTGCTTTAGATGCGCTGTAAAATGAGCCGTTAGTAAAGTCAAAATTAGGTGGATCTGTTTCTTTCCAGCCACCTTCTGTATAGCCAGTATATACACAGCCGCTAGTAATATGCACAACGGGTATGTGGGGATAATGTTTTTCTAGAAACATTGGAAACACTACGTTGCCATTAATACATTCTTGCTTGTTGTGTTCACAGGCATCAACATTTGGTTTACCAGTGTACCCAGCAGCATTAATAATAACTGACGTAGAAAGAGAAATTCTGCTTTTATGTGAAAGCCATTCAAACATAACATTTTGTGCTTTAAGTTCTTTAGCAATTTGGTTGCCAATGTAACCATGTCCCAACAACGTAATCATTTCTTATTCCTTTGTTCCACGTGCCATTTGCACAGGTCTTTATAATATTTAATCTCTTCTTCGTACTTGCGGTATTTCTCGTTGCGCTCTAACACATCGTCCAATATGTCTTTATCTTTTGGGCGCATCACAAGGCCGACCAAAAAGCCAATAAAAAATGATAATGCAATCTCAGTCATGCTTACCCTCTAACTGGTGTTGTGTAAAGCTGTCTATGGTGTTGTCCTTGTCTACCCAGTATGCCTCAATCATTCCCTTAGCTGCCTCGGAACTGACATACACGCCTAATGAAAGACTTTGCGAAGCGCTGGGGTATACAGTGCAAGAGTGCATGCCTCTTTTGGAGTGACCTACTAGCGCAGTCTCGCCAATGATTCTGCCTACCTCATTGCTGTAGAGGTAGTGTAGTGGTGCGTCTCCACCGTGCCATTCTCTAATCATTTCGGTGGTATGCGTCGTTAGGGTTGGCCAGCATGCTGGCAATCAGGCTGTCAACTGTGGCGAACCACTGGATAACTTTGAGCCCGTCGTGTTGGTAAATGGTGAAGCTCATTTTAATAAATCTTCTGCGTTTTTAAGTAACCATTCAGGCATTCTGCAAACCCACTCGTCGCCCTCTTTAACAAACCTAAAGTTAAAACCTTTGATGGTGATGTCACGATACTTTTCCGCATCTTGCCGGTCTTGTGTGGTGAAGGTGGTCATGGCTTATTCCTTTCTAAGCAAATACACACGCTGGGTTTGCATAATGGTTGGCATGGTCGTAACCGCTCTTTCAACGCCTCTATTTCGGCTTGTTGCTGGCGTAGCATGGTGGCTATTTCTTCTCTAGTTACCAGCTTGTACCAGCTATCTACTTCTAATAAGTTAGCTAATTCATTTGCGTTCATTGTTCCCCCAGGGCGATCTTTACCGCTTCGTAACGGTTCTTTAAATCCTCGGTGCCATGTGACATAAACAGGACACGCTTCATGTGCTTTAGATTCTCAACGTTTGAGAACTTAAAGATTTCTAAATACTGTTTTACAGTGAGCATCATTATCTCCTAAACAAAGGTATGTTACCACGTCTGCCGTAAGTCTTGCGAATCCGTAATGCCGTTTTAGTGCCGAACACTCTGTTACGCCAGCCTTGTTTGGCACGGCGAACTTGTTGCATTTTAAACTTCTTCCAACGATACCAAAAATACTTCTTTAACCCGGACTTTAAAGTACGCCGCGCACCAACTCTACCAAAGATACTGGTAAAGTCATTGCGCTTGATGATTTTTCGAAAATTAAAGCGTTTCAATTTTTCATTCCAATACCATGAGCTTGCTCAATTGCTCTGCCAATCGCTAAGTGAATGTCTTGCAAACTAACATAGCCACTGACTTCACCTTGCAACATGACATCAAACATAGCATCGTTAGCCAACATGACGATCTGTTCATCGGTTAGCGGTTCTTTATTTGTCATCAATGATAATCGTTTTCGTGGGCTTTTGTCTACGCTTTTCTTCAGCATCCATTGCTTGTTTTAATGCTGGCAACATCTCATTCGTAAATTTAAGTGCAATACCCAACGCCTTTTGCCTATCTTCTAATTCTTTTTGTTCAGAATCTCGTTTAGCATTTTCTTCTGCAGCATCGGCAATAGATTGAGCTACATCGTTGCTAAAACCTCTGCTCATAAGTATATCTTTTAACCATTTTTCAGCCATTCATTTTCTCCGTTGCGGATTTAACCGTTTCTATATTTGTTTTAACATGATCTACTTGAGGTCTTACCTGGCGTTGCAAAATATCAATATGCTTTGCCCAAGTAACGGTTGGTACACCTAGTGGTTGATTCATCATATTAATTAACTCATCCACCTGTTCAACAGTGTATTCCACCGTTACTACAAAATCTTT